CGTGGTTGAACGGGACGGTGGTCACGCTGCGGCCTCCCCGTTCGCGATGCGCTCGGCGGCGTCGGCGACCTCGGCGGCCTCGACGTCGTAGGGCAGGTCGTCGGCGCGGCAGGTGCGCAGCGACGCCAGGCCGGCCTGGGACGACGGCGCGTGGACCGTCATGACGGCGCGGAGCGGGGACACGCGGTCACCGTCGGAGAGCTCGGCGGCCAGGCCCTCGTCGAGGTAGCCCGTGATCGGCTCGGCGAGGATCGCACCCCGCGCGGTGATGCGGGCGACGGCCTCGCGGTGGTCCGCTGGGGCGAACCGGGACGGGAGGGCGGGCCGGCGGTGGCGCAGCGGGCCCGTGGTGTAGGTCGGGTCGATGCGGAGGCGGCGGCGGGCGTCGCGACGGTTGAAGGCCGCGACAGCGCGGCGGAGGATGTGGTTCATCGGGTGGCTCCCTTGCTGGGGCCGGTCGTCGCCATGAACTTCGGCGTGACGCGGACGGACGTGAGGTAGTCGGCGAGGTCGCGGCGCGTGAAGCGCACGGTGCGGCCGACCTTGAGGTGGGGGATCTCGTCGAGGTGCTTGAGCACCCAGTCGGCTGACTTCCCGCCGAGCTGCTGCCCAAACCAGGCGGCGTCGAAGGTCTCGGTGTCGTCGAGGTCAATCACGCGGCGTCCTCCTGGGGGAGCGGCTTCGCGAGCCGGTAGAGCGGGGCCGGGCGGGAGGCGTTCCGGGTCTTCCGGTTGCCGTTGGGGCGCCAGCCGACCTGTACGAGGTACCCGGAGCGGCGGAGCGCGGTGATCTGGGTGCCGAGCTGGTGGGGGTCGACGTCGCGGGTCAGGTGCTCGCGGACGTCGGCGATGTGGACGTAGCGGCTGTTCGCGACGGCGCACTCGGCGATCGCGTCGAAGATCGCGCGGCGGTCGGCGACTCGGGACGGACGCCAGTCGGCGGCGACGGCGTCGATCTCGTCGGGGGGCATAGACTCTCCTTCGTTGGTGGTGCCCCCGGACGTCTTGGCGGATGACGGGGGCATTGCTTCGTCTGTGGAGAGTAGATATCTACTACGCCACGGCGCGCGGAGGTGCGCTGGTGTCGCGCTCGGGGATCAGGCTCGACCTGGGGACACCCAGGTCGTCCGCGATCGCGATGACCTCGGCGAGCGAGAACGGCACGAGGCCGCGCTCCTTGCGCGAGTAGGCGTCCTGTCGGATGCCGATGTGTCGAGCGAGGTCCGCCTGGGTGTACTGGCGACGAGCTCGCGCCGCCCGAACCTCTGCGGCGACCTCGGCGTGCGGTGTGGTCGTCATAAGAGGGACCGTAGTACATATCTGATACGTCGGCAAGGGGTCGACTTCATCACGTAGTGCATATCTGATGCTGTGACGTACTCTTGGCGGCATGAACGAGCTGAACACGCAGGTCAGCGCCGCGCTGCGCGACTTCATGCGAGAGCGCGGCATCACCCAGCAGCAGGTCGCAGACCGCCTCGGCCGCTCGCAGGGCTACGTCTCCCACCGGACGACCGGCAAGCAGGACCTCTCGATCGACATCATGTACGCCGTCGCGGAGCTCGCACACATCTCACCGCGTGCGCTCATGGTCGAGGTCACCGAGCGGATGGGCCGCTGAGCATCGAGAGGTCGATGCCGGCGGCGGGTGTCGGGCATGGCGAGTCGAGGTCGGCGGCGTCGAGGTCGGGGTTGTACGGGCAGCGGATGCCACACGCGGCGACGTTGCAGGTGAGGCTGTGTTCTGTCATGCCGCGACGGTAGATCGAACACCCGTTCGACCGCTAGGGCAACTGTCCGGTTTCACCCGGTGATGGTGGGAGCGCTCACACGCGCGGGCCCGGTCATGCCTCGATCGCGGCCGGCTCGTCGTCGGGCTCGAGCACCACGGGGCGCGACTGCGTGAGCGCGGCCGAGAGCGCCGCGGAGACCGCCAGGCGAGCCGCCGGCATGATGTGGCCGTACCGGTCGACCGTCGTCGTGATGCTCTCGTGCCCGAGGTGGGCCTGCACGTAGTTGATCGGTACGCCCGCGCCGAGGAGCCAGCTCGCGCACGTGTGACGCGCGTCGTGCACGCGCGGGCGCTTCCCGAGCGGCGGGTCGAGCGGCTTGATCGGCTTCCCGTGCTCGTCGAGCCGGCGCGCGACCCGCTTCGCCTTCGGGCCCGGCTTCTGCCCGGGCTCGCCGTTCGCGAGCCGCACGGCCGGCTGCCAGACGTTGTCGTGGAACGTCTGCGCCTTGACCGGCTCGTCGCGGGCGTTGAGGAAGACGTAGGCGTGCGCGGCCCGCTTCTTCACGAGCGGCCCCAGCACCTCGACAGTCTCGGGTGCGAGCGAGATCGTGCGCCGGGACCGGTTCGACTTCGGCGGGCCGATGACGCGGCCCTTGTCGGTCTCCTTCCATGCCTGCACGACCGTGATGGTCGCGTGGTCGAGGGAGACGTCGCCGACGCGGAGCGCGGAGATCTCGCCCCAGCGCAGCCCGGTCGCGAACAGGACCTCGACCATGGGCTGCCACGTCGGCGTGAAGCACCCGAGGAACCGGGTGTACTCGTCGTGCGTGAGGAAGACCATCGGCTCGACGACGGTCTTCGGCAGGCGCGTCCCCTTACAGGGGTTGGCCGGGATGAGCCCGCGCGTCACGGCGGCCTCGAACGCGGAGGAGAGGAACCCGTGCTTGTTCTTGATCGTCTTCCCGTAGGACGTGCTCCCCGCGGCCTTCGCGTCCTTCTCGAGCTGCTGCACCCAGCCGCCGACGGCGTCCGTCGTGACCGCGGTGAGGGGGAGCTCGCCGAGGCTGCCGAGGTCGTTCGCGATGTACCTCCGGTAGCGGCCCGTCGTGCCGTCGGTGACACCCGTCAGGGAGTCGACGTGTTTCGTGCACCACTCCTCGACGGTGTGCTCGCCGGCGGTCGCTCCCTGGGCCTCACGGAGCAGCCGCACAGCCTCCTCGACGCCGTAGATGTCGAGCCACCGCGCGAACTTCTTCGCGTCGGCCTGGCGCTCGAACGTCTCGGACGTCTGCTTCTTCTCACGCCGGAAGCGAACGGTCCACGTCTTCGTGCCGTCCTTCGCCACGTGTAGCTTGGCCTCTCGCATGTGCTCATTCTCTCCCGTCAGGTGGGTAACCTGTACCCACTTTCCGCCGAGAAGCACCGTCGGGGCCCGTCGAGCGTCGGCCCGCGCCGTTGAAATCCTGCCGGTCCGGGTGTTCGTGCAGGTCGCCGAGGATGCTCGAAGGGGTTCAAGTCCCCCTCCGGACACTCGTTGAGACAGCGACCGGAAACGGCCCCTCACCTGTGGGAACGCAGGGCGAGGGGCCTCTTTCGTTGGGGCTCGGTGCGCCGGTGTACCCACCCTGTATACCCACGGTCCGCCGCTGAACGGTGGTGTTTCGCCGTCGAACACCCCGCGAGCGGCCTCACGTGACCCGCTCCACGTCCCCGACGTCGAGCCAGACCCCGAGGGCCCGCAGCCTGGGGTCGTTCCAGTGGACGAGCACGGCGCGCCCGGCCCAGTACTCCGCGCGGCCGTCGACGAGCTCGACGCCGTCGCGCTCCCAGACGACGCGCGCACGGACGCGGGCCTGGGGTATGTGCCGCTGGTCGTGGTAGGGCGGGATCTCGTGCGCGTTGAGGACGTCCTGCCACCGGGCGCGCCCCGAGTCCCACGAGTGCCCCGCGGGGTCGTGGAAGGTCGGACCGGTCACGAGCTACTCGCGCCCGGCGGCGTATAGGCCGTCAGCACGGCTAGTGGGGTGCCGTTCCGGTAGATCACGCACGGCTCGCCATCCGCCGCCGCGTCCACGAGGTCGTGCAGTCGCTTCTTGGCATCCATGAGCCCCACGCGATGCACGGTGGCGACGTCGATTTCCGCGGCCAAGGCTCCGCGCTGGTTGTACCGAGGGCAGTCCCTCTTGACGCTCGCCATCTCTGCCGCGTGAGCTTCAGCCTTGGTGTCGAACCACTCGACCGTGCGGGTCCGAACGTCGCTCCACCATGGCTTGTCAGCGGCGTGCTGGCCCCATCTCCGCGCGGGGTCTTCGGCCACGCCCACGTAGAGCAGAACCCCGAGTTCGTCGCGGAGCCAGTAGACGGCCGTGCGCTCCGACTTCACCGGGCTTCTGCCCTCCAGGCGCGAACGGTGCCGCGCGCAACCTGCCCCAGCCGGGCCACCTCGGCCTCCGGCATGCCCTCGGCAGCACTGTTGAGGGCTGCCTGACGGAGTTGGTCGCGTGCCCGACGGGCTGCTTCGCGCGCCGCGCGGTCGGCACGTCCGGCGGCGATGAGGTCTTCTCGTGCTGTCATGGTCACCAGTTTACACGACGGTCTTGTGCCGTACAGCACAAGTCTGTATAGTGCAGTACATGAACACGACGCAGACCGCAGAGAAGATCATCGCCGCCGCCCCGATCCCCGGCGCCGCCAAGTTCGAGATCCTCGTTGGCCAGTTCGGCAAGAGCGGGGCCTACTTCGTGGCTCGCAACCGCCGGGGCCTCGGCTACGTGCACCTGAGCCGCCACAGCTCGGAGGCCGCCGCCCGCGCCGCCGCGAACGTCGAGTGGATCGCCGACCGCGACGCGATGCGCAAGGCGGCTTGACCGCCCGGGGTGGCCCTCTGGGGCCACCCCTCTCCCCGCTGGACTCGCCGAGAGGAATCGATCATGACCATGACACAGAACCTTCCCCGCACACGCCCCGTCTCCCCACTCGAGGGCTTCCTGCTCACCGTCGCCCGGCTCGTCAAGGACGGCCGGACCCCCGCCGCCGCGGCCGGACACCTCATGGAGCGCATGGCCGCCGAGCGGCCCACGCTCCTCGGCAAGGTCCTCGCCGAGCTCGCGGCCCGCCCCGACGTCGCGGCCCAGTTCGAGGGCCTGATCGCCTGAGACGAACGAAGCGCCCCGCCCCTCCCGGAGGAGGAGCGGGGCGTCGTCGTCGTGCGGGGTGAAACTTGCCGATGGCATCTGGTGCGACCGGCTCGAACGGTGACAGGCTCCGCGCATGTCCACTCAGCGCAAGTTCATGCGGTTCGTCTACGAGTTCGAGGTCGAGGTTGAGGACCTCATCGATGGAGCCGTCTTCCGGAACGACGTCCTCGGGGACGGCAAGGGCAACATCATCGGGATGCTCACGCCGTCGCCTGACCCTGAGTTCGACGTCGCAGGCACGCTGCTCCGGATGGCGAGCGACATGTTTGGGCCCGGTGGGCGCCGCGCCGGGCTGAAGTTCGTCGGCGGATCCATCGTGCCGCGGCACGTCGACGAAAAGGGGGACTACACCGAGTTCACTCTGCCCCGGGTGCCGGGCCGCAAGGACGATGGGTCGCTCGAGATGCCGTGAGGTCATCGTCGCGACCCTCGACGCAGCACGCCCGGACCGGTGCGGCGCCTGCGACCTCATTGACCAAGAGCCCGGCACCGCAATGCGGGCAGTTTCTGATGATCATGTCGCGGCCGTCAGGCATCGGTGAGGGTGGGCCGGTACGCGACACCGAGCCCACCGGCGATGAGACCGAGGACGGAGGTCGCGACACCACCGGACGCCACGACGCGGGTTGCGGTGTCGGCGTCGAGCCATACCGGGGCGAGCCCGGTCGCGAGGAGCACGAGCGCGGACAGGGCGAGGAGCACGTAGTACGCGGCGGTGCGGACCTTCGCGGGGACGGCCGGCGGGGTCGGCGCGGGGGTCGGGGTGGTGTCGGTCATCAGAACTTCCCTTCGTTGAGGTGGCGCTGCATGGCGCGGACGACGTCGGACGGGGAGGAGATGATGCCGTCGACGGTGGTGCCGTAGTGGTGCTGGAGGCCGCGGATCGTGTTCGGGCCGAGGTTCCCGTCGATCGCGTCGTGGTAGTGGCCCTCGGCCTTGAGTCGCCTCTGGGCGGCGCGGATCACCTGGGAGCCGCCGTGACCCCACGTGACGGACTGGAGCGCGGCGTTCCAGGCGCCGCGGACCTGTCCGGAGATCACGCCGTCGGCGGTCGTGCCGAGCTCGTGCTGTAGCGCCTCGGTCGTGTCGTGACCCCAGTACCCGTCGACGTCGATCTCCTCCGGCTTCGACGGCTTGGGCTTCGGCTTCGGCTTCGCGGCGGGCTTCGACCCGCCCGCGCGGCGCGCCTGGAGCAGCTCGTCCGCGGCCTTCGCGATGTCGGCGAGCCGGGCGTACAGGTACGGGCCGGGGCACGCCGTCGCCGCGAAATCGCGGTGCCCGCGGACCCGGTCCTTCGTGACGGACGGCCAGTCGTACCGGTACGCGACGTCCGCGATCGCGTGTGTCAGCGTCCTGATCGCGGCGTCCGAGATCTTCCAGTCTGGGCCCATCGTGTGGTCCTGAACCTCGAACGTGATCGCCGAGTCGTCCGCAGCCGCCGACCCCGACGTCCACGGCCGGAACTCCTCCGGCACGGAGCCGATCATCGTTCCGTTGTCGAGGACGAGGTTCGACGCCGACGCGAGGTCGGTCGAGTGCACGAGACGGTCCAGGCCCGCCATGGTCGTGGTGGCCCAGTGGTGCACGATCACACGCTCGATCGCCGCGCCGTGGCGCGAGGAGTGCTTGCTGGTCTCCATGATCTTGTCGACGAGCGGAGAGAACGTCATCAGGTGCCTCCTGGGCATGGGTGAGACCCCGACGTCGGGCGACGGCGGGGTGACGGTGGGCGTGGGTCAGGGGGAGACGCGGGTGATGATCGACAGGGCGAGCGCGGCGACCGCGGCGATCGACGCGGCGACGGACGTCCACGACGGGTGCCGTGCCTCCGCCGCGGACTCGATGCCCTCGATGTCCTCGTGCACCCCGCGCAGCTCGCGGTTGGCGTTCTCGCGCCACAGCTCCCACTCGGTGCGCGGGACGTAGAGCTGCTGCTGCTGGGCGAGGAGCGTGGACAGCTGGGCGACCTGGGCGCGGAGGTCGTCGAGGCGGGCGACGACGACGGCGAGGGTCGCGGCGTCGGTGGTGGAGTCGGTCACGTGCGGCCCTCCCGGGTCGTGGTGGCGGGGCGGCGCTCCGCGCCGAGTAGTGCGCTTACGTCAGGTCCGGCGGCCAGTGGCGGCGGGTCCTGGTGCGGGGCGACGACGTGCGGGTGCCTCTCGTCGCGTCGGCCGGTGTCACGCTGTCCTACAGCCCCGGGGCGACCCTGTACCCGTGGGGTGAGGTGCAGCTCGACGGTGCCGTGTCCGGGGCTGGCATCCCTGCTGGGATCGGCTCCTACACCCAGGTCGCGGTCCTGCCCGCGGGGTTCCGTCCAGCGAAATATCAGTACTATCCGGTGACGGTCGGCGGCTCGACGGCACAGGCGTCGCTCCGGGTGCAGACGACCGGTGAGATCGAGCTCGCCGTCTCACCCGCGACGACCGGCAGCGTCGCGCTCACTGGGATCCGGTTCGCGGCCTCGTAGCATCAGGGCCGGTATCGGCCCCTACCGGCCCGTCTAGCCGAGCATCCAGGTCGCCCGGCCACGCATCCGGGTCATGGGCGTCGTCCCGGTGCCGACAGTCGCCCGCAGGAACCCGGTGTTCGACGCGTACACCGCGGCCGTCCCACGGATGCCGGCCGGTTCGTTGTACGACGACGCGGGCACGATCGGGTACGCCGCGGACGGCCGGTAGTCCACCGGGACGAGGTCGCTCGTCACGGGCACGTCAGACGTCACCGACCCCGAGATGTCGAACCGCAACTCGACGGAGTCGCCGTCCGGGCTGAGCTTCCACTGCGCCGACCCCGTGAACCCCGACGCGAGGGCGAGCGACGTCCACGACCGGGCCGCCCACACCGCCTGCCACTGGCCGCCGGACCTGACGTAAGCGCACTTGTCAGCGTCGACCCAGGCGTGGATGCCGTCGCGCGCGGTCGGCCACACGGCTTCGAGGGTCGACTTGTCGGGGAACGTCATGAGCGTGCGCTCGACCAGGAAGTCGTACAGGGACTTCAGGTCGGTGGGGATGTTCGGCGGGTCCGTGAACACCGGCAGCCCGGTGAACCCTTGGATCGGGTCAGTCTGTGGCATCGGTGTCGCCCTCCTCGGGGTCGGTCGTCTCGTCGTCGTCAGGCGGGGTGGGGTCGGTGCCGGGCGGGTCGGGGTAGTCCGCCGCCACCGCCACGACCGAGGTCGCGGTGATCACGACGGACTGCACGGTCGCCGGGTCGAACCCCAGCGCCCGCAGGACGACGTCGGGGGCGGTCGTGTTGTCCACGGGGGTGGGCTCCGTCACGGTCTGGACGACGTCACCCTCAGCGGGCGTGTCGTCGGTGGTGGTCTCGCTCACGTGGCATCGCCCCCCGAGTAGGTGATGAGCAGGTCCGCGTTGCCCGTCGTGCGCCACACCAGCGCACCGTCCACGACGTCGAACCGATCCTGGAAATACGCGCCGTCCACGACGTCCGTGGAGTACAGGCCGAACCCGGTGATCGTCCCCGCGAGCCACGCCGTCACCCACGCCGCAGGGACCGTGAGCACCGTCTGCTCACCGACCCCGACCCGCGGGAACCGCAACGGCCCGTACCCGGCCGCGAAACTCGGGGACCCCGAGGGCTGCGCGGTGTAGGTGTGCCCGTACAGCACCGGCGCCACCAGGTCCTGCTGTGTAGCGCGCACCCTGAGCACCACCTGGGCCTGCGAGATCGTCGCACCCGACGGCACCAACTCGGCCGGCGATCCCCACGTGAGGACCGACGCCCGCAGCACCCACCTGGCCGGGGACAGTCCGTCACCGGCCTGACTCGGGCTGGGGCCCTGGTACGCGTCGACGTGCCCTGACGACCCGATGCCCTCGTACCAGGACCAGCCCACCCCGCCTGTGTCCGGGGTCGGGATGTAGCCCTGCCACGAGTGCACGGCGGGCACCCGCACCTGCTGATCAGGGACCGTGACCGGGCGCGGGGTGACCTTCGAGGACACCACCCACCCGGTCGACGTCGGGATCACCAGCACCCGGTCACCCACAGCGGGGGACGTGTAGGCGGATGACGCCCACGACAGGGACGACGTCGTGGACCCGTCCTCGAACGCGACCGTCACCAGCTGGGCGCCGAGGTCGACGGCGGTGATGAACCCGACCCGCGCAGGCTTCGGGAGCCGCTTGTCGATCATCCGCGCGACCGCCTGCGGGGACGTCACGACGTCACCGCCCCGATGTCACGCGTCGCCACCGGGAACGCACCCCCAGCCGTCAACGGCAGGGTGCACGAATCGATCATGTGGCGCCTCACGCTCGTCCTCAGCCGGTCGGGGTCCGTCACGATCTCCACCACATCCAACGCCTCCAAGGCCGCGTGCGGCAGCGTCGACAGGGACAGGGACTCCGCGCCCCCCGTCGACAGTGCGAGCTGGGTGCGGGCGTACGCCTGGCAGTCCGCGAGCGTCGCCAACGACGGCATGGACACCGTCGTGGGCGCCTTCCCGTAGAACCCGGCATCGGGGTCGCCGTACCGGGTCGGGGACCCCGCGACGTCGTCCTGGGCAACACCCTGAATCGGGGCCGTGGCGCCGTCGGGGGTCGCGCCCAGCACGATCCAGCGGTTATAGACGCCCTGCCGCGACGACGTCCGCGACACGTCGAGGAGCGACCCGCCCGTGCGCGGCTGGAACCGCCACACCGGCGGCGTCTGCATCGTCGGCAGGTCGGTGATGACGAACCGGCCCATCGGGTCGCTGTAGACCTGCACGCTCAGCGACGTCGCGAGCTCCTGGATCGCGGTCCACCGGTCGTCCCACGTCGTCGGCGTCACCCGACGATCCCGGGCCGTCAGCACCGCGACCTCCGCGGACGGGAGCGTCTCGAGGATCAGGTCCCGGATGATCGCGCACGCCGACGGCCCCGACAGCGACCGCGGCGCCGTGAACACATCGTCCACGACCCACGCCTCACGCGACACCCCGGTCACCGTGACCTCGGTCAGGCCGAGGTCCGAGCCCGCGCCCGAGTCGATCCGGAACCGCCCCACGGGGACCGGCAGGATCGCGCCCGACGGCGTCACGAGGGCGTGCCGGACCCGCAGCTCCTGCCCGTAGTGACCCAGCACGTCCGACGGCACCGACGGGAGCGCCGGGACCTGGCTGTACGTCCCGGACCGCAGGAACGCCGGCACCGTGATGCTGATGCTGCGCCGCGTGGACTGGGTGCGGTCCACCGTGATGCTGCCGCCCGTGATCGGCAGAGACACCGCCGACCCGTCAGGCCACCGCACCGGCTGCCCCGCCCGCCACACATCCACGAACACAGCCAGGCCGTGGCTCGACGTGAGGACCTTGTCGTACCCGTCAGGAACAGGCCACACGACTACCAGCTCCCCATCGCCAGATCCAGGTACGTCGGCACCTGATCCGCCAGGTCCTGGTACGTCGCGAACGTGGCCGCCACGACGTCGTACGTCGCCCCCGCGAACCCCGTGCTGTCGCCGGCGGGCATCGCCGAGGCTGCGATCTGGAGCGTGTGCTGCCGCAGACCCAGGCGGTCCGAGCGCATCCCGCCCGGGTTGGAGTGCGAGAAGCCGGTGACCGCGTAGTAGTCGCTCGGCAGGTCCGACGACGGCTGCCCGGACTGGATCAGCAGCACGCCGCCGGGAGCCTGCGTCAGGAGCGCGAGCAGCGCCGCTGACTGCGCGGCCGTCTCGGTGGTGACGACGAGCGACGTCGTCAGTCCCGCGAACCCGGCGAACTGGGCGACTCGCTGGCCGCCCGGGATGTCGTAGACGCCGCCGATGTTTGAGCGCGCACGGTCGCCCGTGTCGGCCGACCCCGCGAGGAGGTTGAGGTCCGCGCGCCCAGGCGCCTTGAGCCAGAGCCCCCACTCGGCGCCCGCCGTCGACACGACCGCCGTGAGCGTGACGGGGGAGTCTGGGCCGACCGCCGTTGCGACGTAGGTCACGGCGGCGTCCATGGGGGCTTCGTTGTCCGAGGACACGAGCACCCCGCCGACGAGCGCCGCGGCCTCGATTCCCCGCACCGGGACCGGGGACGCCCCAGCCACGGTGCGGGTGATCGTCGCTGACGTGGCCGTATCCCAGCCGTCGTCTGTGCCGTCGGTGGCGAGTTGCACGAGGTTCCGGTCCGGGTCGAACACCGCCGTGAGCGCCATCAGAAACCCCCGCCCACGTACGCCGCCTGCCGGTCCTGCGCCGCCGTGTGCGCCGAGACGACGCCGCCCGCAACCTCGACGACGTACCCGTCGAACTGACGCTCACCCACCTGCACGACGACCCGCGCGCCCTCGAGGGACACCGTCGTCGCGGCCTGCGAGTGCACGACCGCCGCCGACGCGGGGAGGATCGTCGTCGCGCCGCGGGAGTTGATCCACTCGAGCAGCCCCGCATTGGCCTTCGCCGCCTGGGCGTTGACCACGAACTCGCCGCGGCTGAGCATCGCCCGGACACTGTCCGAGGTGGACGTTCCAGGACCGTCGACCCACCCGCCGAGTGCCTTCTTCACGACCTGCCCAGACGAGTTCAGCTTGAGGCCGTAGGGCGAGAGCTCAGCGTTCGTGAGCGTGACGCCCCACTTCGCGATCTGGCCGTTGACCTTATCGAGCGACGCCGTCAGGGAGTTGACCGCCGTCGTCGCCGCCGTCAGGCCGCCGATGGAGTCCGCGCTCGTGAGCGACTGGCCCGCCGAGGTGCCCGCCTTCGCGATCGTGTCGTAGGAGCCCTTCACCGAGTTCAGGTCCGCCGTGCTCATCGTGAGGAACGCATCGAGGAACGCGATCCCCTGCTCAGGGTCCGAACCGAAGATCGACAGGGCCTGCTGCACGATCGCGACCGACGCCGGCGAGGTACCGAGCTTCTTCTGGAGGGTCGCGAGCTTCGACGTGAACGTGGACGCCGCGGCGGCCTGGGACTTCGCGGTCGAGAGAATCCCGGCCTTCGTGTAGCCCTTCGTCGCCTGGTCGTACCAGACGTTGCCCGCGGCATCCGTGTGCTGCGTGCCGCTCGCGTTGTACGCCTTCGACAGGTCGAACGTCCCCTTGATCGCCGACGACGCGGAGTCCGCCAGGGACTTCATGTCGGCCAGGTGGTCGCTCGCCTTGTCCAGCTTCGACTCAAGACCGTCGGCCTGCTTGTACAGCTTCGTCAGGGCTGGTTCCGCGGACTTCGCGGCCTTGTACATCGCGGTGCGCTGCCGCTGGGTGAGGTTGCGGTCGTGGGACTCGCTCTCGATCTGGTCCACCGCGCTGAGCGCGGAGTCCAGGCCGCCCGTGACTGCGTCGATCACGTTGCCGCGGCGTGCATCGGTCCGGGCCGACTTCTCGGTCTCCGCAAGACCGGCCGACTTCTCCTTTGCCGTGTCGCGAGCCTTGATCGCCGACGCGAAAGACCCGTACCGCTTCACGAACGCGCGCGCGATGTTCGCGTCCGTCAGCGCCTTCTTGTCCTCGCGGAGCTGCGAGTTCGCGACCGAGCGGTCGATCCCACGGAGCACGTACCGGGACTTCTTGTTGCCCTTCCCGTAGTGCTCCTTCTCCCGCAGAGAAGCCTGGTCGTTCTTGATGGCCTGCTTGAGCCGCAGGTAGTCCGACCCGGACGCGTACCGGCTCTGCCAGTACTCGAGCGAGTGCCCGTGCCACTTCGACGGGATCTTCCCGCCCTTCGCGAACCCGGGCAGCGTGCCGGCGTTGATCGCGTCGACGAGCGGCCCGTACCTCGAGTACGAGCGCGCGTTAACCACGAACTCGCCCGGCGACGCCCGGATGAGCACCCGGTCGTCCGTGGGGCCGCCGGGGCCGGAGATCTTGCCGCCATCCGCGCGGCCGGGCACCTTGACGCCCACACCCACGTTCACGTTCGGCACGTACAACTGCTGCATCGCCGACCTGAACGCCGACGTGTCCGCGGTAACTCTGATTGCCGCGCCCTGCTTGTCGGTCCACGACGTAAACTCTGCGACGACCTGACGGCCCTTCGCGTCCGTCCCGGACACGATGATGTGACCGGTCGTCTGGTCGACGGTCGTCTTGTACGAGTGCAGGGTCGTGAGCGCCTGGCCGTCGTCGCCCTTGAGCGTGATCGTGCCAGCCGTGTCGTCAACGGCCGCCTTGACGCCCTTGAGCGTCTCCTTCACCGGGCCGTCGTCGCCCGTGACCGTGACCTTCGCGGTCGTGTGGTCCGCGGCCTCCGCGATCGAGTCGAGCGCCGCCTGCGCGTGCGCCGTGTCGACGGACAGGATGATCGGCGTCGGCTTCGGGCCGAACTTCTTGTCGAGGTAGTCGGCCAGCTTCTGGGCATGCTGCTGCCCGGAGTCGAACGCCCCATTGAGCTTGTCGATGTTCTTCTTCGAGCCCTCGGCGAGCTCCTTGATCCGGCCAGCACCCTCGGGCCCGAGCTTCGACAGCTGGTCGAGCAGGGCCTGCGACCCGCCCTTCTTCGCGATCTTCGCGAGGTTGTCGTCCCGCTGCGACTCGGCCTTGATCTGGTCCTGGACCATCTTGATCCAGCCCTGGAGCGACGCCTTCGCGGTGTCGACGTTCTTCGAGATGTCCACGAACGACGAGCCCGCGTCAGCGATGCCCTGCGCCCACTTCACCAGGTCGTCCGACGCCTGCTCCTGGGCCTGCTGCGCCTGCTGAATCTTCGACGTGAAGTCCGAGACAGCCTGGGTCGTCTGCTGGGTGGTGAGCCCGACGTCCTCCTGGGCGTCGAGGTACTCGTCCGCGCCCTTCTTGCCCTTCGCGAACGCGTCCTGCGTGCGCTCGAGGACGGCGTTGAGGACGTCGACGTCGGTCGACGAGCCCTTGCCGGCCTTGTTCGCCTTCTGCATCGCGGCGGCGTACCGGTCGGATGCCCCAGGCAGGTCGAGGGCTGCGTCCACGATGATGTCGGACGCGATGCCGAGGTTCTTCGCGGCCTCGAGCGCGGACCGCCCGTCGCCGCCCTCGGTGAGCTGCTCCCACGTCGACTGCCGGTCGTTCGCGAGCTTGTCGAGTACCGCGGACCGGGTGGCGTCGGTGATGGCGCCGTCCGTCTCGATCAGCGCCTGCTTGAAGTCGTCCGTGCCCTGCTTGGCCTTCGCAGTCTCGTTCGCCCAGATCGTCAGAGCCGTCGCGCCCGCAGCGATCGCGAGACCGACGCCGCCGGCCGCGAGCGACGCGCCCTTGAGCGTGATGTTCATCGCCTGCGCCGCGGCCCGGACCTCGCGGATCTTGACCGCGAGCTTGACCATTCCGGCGACGCCGAGCACCGCGAGACCAGACCCGCCCGTGATGAGCAGCGCCGTCTGCTTGATCGGGCCGGGGAGCCCCCCGAACGCCGTCGTGAGGTTCGTGACGTCCTGCACGAGCGGGCGCAGCGGACCGTTTCCACCCTCACCCAGGCCGATCAGGTCGTTCTGGATGCTGGCCCTGAGCTTCGTCAGGTCGCCCGAGAGGCTGTTGAGCTTCCCGCCGGCCTGGTCGGCTGCGAACCCGTTCGCGTCGACGGCGTCGGTCCACTTCTGGACCTCCGCGGCACCGCCCTTCATGAGGACCGTCGCCGTGGTGATCTGCTCGTTGCCGAAGATCTGCCCCAGCGCCTGCTGACGGGTCGCCTGGTCGAGCGTGCCGAGCTTCGTTCGCAGCTGCTCCGCGACGCCGTCGAGCCCGACGAACGCGCCCTGCGCGTTGTAGACCTCGATCCCGTACTGCGCCATCGTCTTCGCGGCGATCGACGACGGTGACGTCAGCGACTGGATCATGCCGCGCAGCGACGTGCCCGCCTGGTCGGCGAGGATCCCGTTCTGCGCGAGCTCGGACAGCACGCCGACGGTCTGCTCGATGGGGATGTTGAGCGCAGCAGCGACCGGGCCGACGTACTTGAGCCCCTGCCCGAGGTCGCCCACCGACCCCAGCGCCTTGTCCGCGCCCGCCGAGAGCAGGTCCGCGATGTGCGTGACGTCCTTGCCGGCCAGGCCGAACTGCGTCATCGCGGACGCCGCGATGCTCGTCGCGTCCGCAACGTCGAGCTGGCCGGCAGACGCCAGAGTGAGCGCACCCTTCAGCGCGCCGCCCATGATGTCCTTGACCGAGACGCCCGCCTTCACGAGCTCGATCTCGGCGTCCGCGGCGTCCGACGCGCTCGCACCGAAGTCCTTCGCGAACTGCATCGAGGCGGTCCGCAGCTTGCCCATCTCCGACGCCGTGGCGTGCGTCAGGGACTGGACCTGCGCCATCTTCGAGTCCCAGTCCGCGAACGCCTTCACCGCGACCGCAGCAGCCCCCACGAGCCCGGCGCCGAGGAGCGCGGCCGAGCGGGTCGCCTTGTCGATGTTCGCCCGGTTCTGGTCGATGTACGACCCGGCCTGGTGGGCGAAGTTCGCCGTCGCGTTCTGGGCCGCGTGCAGGTTGGTGATGAGACCCTGCACGTTCGCGGTGATGACCATGCGGAGAGTGCGGTCAGCCACGCTTCACCCCCTGGTCAGGTCGTCGATGCGGGAGGATGTCGCCATGGACTCGCCCCTGCTGAAGCTCGTCGTTGGCGTCGCTGTGATCGCCGCCGTCGGGTATCTCGTCGTCGTCTGGATGCGCGCTGGCGTGTCGTCGGTCTCGCAAGGGCGAGACGCGCAGTACCGGGAGGCCGCGCTCGCGAACGCTGACTTCCTGCTCAGTGAGGCGTTCGACGGGTCCCCGACAGTGACGTACCGGTCGGGACCCCGCGACCTTCCGTTCGATCGCGTCATCGAGTACGGGCTCAGCGCGGGCTACGCGCTCTTGAGCCAGGGCGACGAGCCCGGAGGTGTCAGGGTGCTCGTGTTTCAGCGAGCCCGCCGAGGGTGAACCCCCACTTGAGCGCACCTGGCTGCTTCACGCCGTCGCCCAGCGCCTCCTGAGCGCGCATGATCGCCGTCGTGACGTGGCAGCGCGTCGGCGCCGGGACACGCACGTTCCACTCGGCCGTCGGGGCCTCGCAGATCTCCCGCGGGAGCCCGCAGTGCCCGCACAGCGTCTTCTCGTACTCGCCGAGCGCCGCCATCCACGCCTGCTCGGTCTCGTCCCACTCTGCCTCGGGCCGGGAGGACACCAGGCGGTCGCCGTCGTAGACGTAGACCGTGGTGGGCTCCCAGCCCTTGAGCCGCTTGTAGGAGATCCCGAGCGTCCGCGCGAGCCGCACCTCATCGAGCAGGCGCGGGTCGTTCGCCAGGCGGCGGACTAGAAAGGGTGACGCGCCGCCCCGCGGTTCAGCCCGAGGATCGCGAGCAGGAGCACCTGGTACTGGCCGTCGGAGATCTCGTCCATGGCCTCGCGCCAGTCGTCCGCGCTCACGGCGATCCGCTCGCCCGTGCCGCGCTCCTTGACCTCGGCCACGGACTCCGGGAGCACCTCCGCGAGGAAGGACCCGACGTTGACGCCCACAGACTTGTCGGTATCGTCGCCGTCGCGCGGCGGGTGGTTCTCCTCAACCTCCGCCCACTGCTTGCGGGACACGGCCTCGAGCGTGACGTCGAGGACCGTAGCGTCGGCGCGCGCCTTGACCTCGTCGTAGGTGGCCTGCGCGGCGGTGACGGCCTTGCGCGCGGCGGCGACCTTCGTCGACCCCTCGGTGCGCGCGGCCTCCTTCGCGTCGTCGAGCGCGGCAGTCGCGGCGCGGAGCTGCTCCTCGGCAGCCTCGACCTCGGCGGCCACTGCCATGTCGGGGTAGAAGGCGACTACGGTCCGGGCGCGCTTGATGTTCAGAGACACGGGTGACTCCTTGATGGTGGTGTCGACGGTGTGACGGTGGAGCCCCCGGCCCGCGCACCGTCAACGCAGGCCGGGGTAGTTGGGTCAGGAACCGGCCGCGATGGTCGCGTCCTGCTCGTAGAGCTCGACGAACGTCGCCCACGTCGACCGCAGGACGCTGTTCGCCTCGACGGCGACCTCGGAGCGAGCGCCGACCTTGAACTTCGTCACCGAGACCTTGTCGCTCGCGGCGAGCGCGTCGGAGAACTCCTTGCCGCGGCGGCGGATCGCGTACCAGACCGAGCCCTCGGTGAGCGCGAGCGCGAGGTCGTTGTCGGTCTCCGCGTCCTCGCTGTTCGTGTTGTCGATGCCCGTGATGGCGAGCGTCGGCGTCTTGCGGCCCGGCGCGCTGCGCGTCGTCGTGTCGCACTCGCGCTCGTCCGTGATCGTGGCCTGGTCCACGGTCAGCGCGAAGCCGCCCGGGGTCAGATAGCACGAGATGTCCTTCGCCGTCTCGCCGGTCACCTCGGCGACGGTCGGGGCGGTCATGTCGGCGACGGCGGGGGCCAGGACGGTCTTGACGTTGCCGTCCGCCGGCGTGCTGGGAATGTCGGCCATGGTGGCTACTCCTCAGTGGGGGTGGGCTCGTCGCCAGCGGACGCCGCGACGTCCTGCACCGGGGCCGGCGCAGGCCTACGCGCCCGGGGGGGCGCGAGGTTCAGGTGGTGCTTCGGCGCCCGCGGGGTCTTGCGCGGCGGGTACCGGGTGCCCTTCACGGGCGTCACGAGCCCCTGACGCAGGAGGATCGAGTCCTCCTGGACGTCGAACTCGTGGCCGGTCTGGGGGTCCTTGACGCGGATCCACACGGGAGCCTCCTGGGCATGCGTGAGAGCCCCGCAGGCGATGCCAGGGGGCTACAGGTCGGGGTGGGTCAGGTGGTGGGCGAGCAGGTGAAGCTGAACCACACCTGCGCGACGTAGTAGCGGAGGTCGGTGTCCGTCGCCGTGAGCCCCGCCTTGTACGGGCCGGACTGCTCGGTCTGCACGAGCGTGCCGACGTTCCAGCCATCGACGGTGACGCGCTTCCCGCGCCACGCCGCGTACACGGCGTCGAGCAGGTAGTGGGCCTCGTTGTGCGTGCGCGCCGTCACCGTCACCCGCAGGCGCCCCGTGCCGGCCGTGTGCGTCGCCGCCTCGGACCGGATCGAGTCCGGCGTCTCGATGTTCGTCACGAACCACGGCGCCGCCGCCGTACCCGGCGCCTCCCCGTCGTAGGTCGGCGCCACCGACGACGACGGCCCGAGCGCGCGGATCGCGTCATGCAGCGGCCTGGACGCGCTCACAGCAGGTCGTCCATGATCCGCCCGAGCTCACGCTCGAGGTTCGGGCCCTCGTCCGCGAGCACGTGGTCCACGTCCACAGTCCCGCCGCCGCCGTTCGCGCCGCCGTCGACCGCGATGCCGCCGAGACCGCCAGCATGACCGGGACCACGCCCGACCTCCGGGCCAATCTCGTAGCCGACCGAGCCGAGGAAACCGCGGCGGTCGTAGGTCACGTCGCGCGCGACGCTCTTGAAGTGCGGGGAGCCCTGGAACGCGGCCTGCATGCCCTCCTTGATCTGCTGGGCGCCGCGCTTCATGACCGCCTCGACGTCCTTCTCCGCGCGCCCAGGGATGCGCCCCAGGTCCGCGACGAACTCGCGCAGCTCGGACGTGTCGATGCTCAGGCCGTCAGCCATCACGGCACCTCCTGCTCGACGTAGACCCGCATCGCCGTCGCCAGCGTCTTGTTGAAGCGCCCGACGATCCGGTCCTTCGTGCCCACACGGTCCGGATCCTGCGGGCATGCCGTCCACTCGATGACGTCGCCGACGTCAGGGAGGAACGCGCCCACCGGGAAGTGCGCCAGGTACCGCTGCACGGTCCGTAGCGAGTCGCCGACGTCGGGCGTGATCTCGTACTGCGCCTCGGACTGGCGCTTGGCCTGGCCGGTGTAGACGACCGTCTCCGTGTCCGTCGGGGCGCCGGTGACCGGGTCCTCGCCGGGAGTGATGCGGCGGACGGTGCAGGTGTCGACCATCAGACGCTCCGCCGCCGCACGGCCGGAGTAGATCGCAGGGAGCGTCATGGCAGCGGCACCCAGACGTCCGGATGAAGCCAGTACCCCTGGCCTTGCGTGCGTCCCGCCGGCCGGATCGTCCACGCGCCGTCCGAGCCGCCCGGCAGCAGCAGATTCCACTCGTCGTCGGTGAGGAACAGCTCGCCGCGTGCGGCGTCGGCGCTGAGGCCGTAGGAGTAGTCGTCGATCCGCTCGTTCTGCTTCCCCTCGGGATTGCGGACCTTGCGGACGACAGCGCTCGCCTCGACCATCACGACGACCGCCTGAGGCGGCTGCCCCTCGGTGACACGGTCGTCGAGGTCGGGGATGCGAGCGCGGATGATCGCCCCGACGTCCCCGAGCCACGCGCCTACCTGAGCGATCTCCGCGGCCGAGGTGATGGGGCGGCCGAGCCGCTTGCTCACGTCGTCGACGGTTGCATACGTCACGGTCGCCCCACCTCCTCAGTCCGTTAGGAGCTGCGGGTCGCGTCGGTGAGCTTCACGAAGCGCGCGAGGTCGCGCACCCGGAAGCCGATCTCGACCTCGATGAGCAGCGCGAACATGTTCCGCTGCCACAGGTTGATCACGTTCGGAATCTCGACGGTGTCGGCTCCCGACGTGTTGACGGTCACCGTGCCGTCCGTGATCGACGCCTGGTTCGAGATGTCGATCTTGATCCCCTCGACCGTTCCCCAGACGGCCGACTGCCAGTCGCCCGCGAAGCCGATCGTGTTCGGCGTCCCCGCCGCGTACACGCCGCGCGTGTAGTAGACGGACTCACCGAGCAGCTGCGGGACCGCAGAGCCGCCCTGGATCGAGTCGAGCAGGAGCGGGCGCCCCGTGGTGTCGACCTGGCCGAGCAGGAGCCCCTTCGCCTGGCTGGACAGCGCCCAGCCCGACAGGGTCCCGTTGGCGTTCGCGACGTCGGTGTACGCCTCGACGAGGCCGGCGTACGTGTTCTTCTTGACGTCGGTAGCGTTCGGGCCGAGCGCGACAGCCGTCGCCGTGCCGAGCGTGTCGAAGTTCGAGCCGGGTGCGGACGATCCGAACACGGTCGAGTCGAACTTCTTCGCGATCGCGCCGGGCGCGCGCCGCGCGACCTCCGCGTACAGCGCGGGCAGGTCGCGCCGGAACTCGTTCGAGAACGGCTCGACGAGGGCCAGCTTGTACGGCGTGATGTCCTTGCTGCCGAACGTCGAGCGCGAGACCGGCTTCTCGTCGGTCTCCGAGACCCAGTCGGCCTCGGCGTCGCCGGTGATGATCGGGATCGTCACGCCGGAGCCCGGGAGGGCGATCGGGCGCGCGAGCTGCATGACGGCAGACGCCTCCTGCGTGTTCGCCCAGATCTCCGAGGAGACCTCCTTGGGAAGAACCACGCCAGACGTGCTGCGGTTGATGTCGACTCCAGCCATGGGAGGCTCCTTTCAGGGGTCAGAGGTTCGCGATGGTGGCGGCGAACTGGGCAGCGGTGCTGCTCTTGCCGTCGCCCGCCGCACCCTGGTTCGGGTCCGGCTTCGGGGTCGTCGGGGCCTTGACTCGGGCGAGGAGGGTGTCGATCTGCTTGTCGACCTCCGCCTCGTCGCTGGCGGTGATGAACTCGACCAGGTCCGCCGGCAGGCTCTTCGCGAGCGCACGGCTGTTGACCAGGTTCTGGCGGGTGATCGCGGCGAGCTCGGACTGCGCGTCGGCGGCCTGCTTCTGCGCCTTCTCGATCTCGCTGAGGTTGGCCTGCTCGATCTGGTCGAGCTGGGCCTTGTAGCCTGCCGCGGCCTTCTCCGCCGCGGCGCGCGCTGCGCGCTCGGCCGCGAGGGCCTTCTCGCCGTTCGGACCGAGGGGCTTGTCGGCAGGGTCGCCCTGCTGCGCCGCCTGGTCCTGGTTCGTCTCCTGCGAGCCCTCCGCGGACGCGCCGGTCTGCTCCGACATGCTGGTTTCCAATCGCTGGGTACGGCCTCGTCTCGCGTCGCGCGGGAGAGGGGTCAAAGGATGTAGCCGTTCGCGTACAGCAGCCGGAGGTACTCCTCCTGGCTCGTCGCGACCTCGCGGATCGTCTCGGGCATGAGCCGCGGGCGGATCGTGCGGCGATACCGGCCCTGCTTGATGTCCTGGCCGGCGGACTGCGACAGCCGCGAGTACGCGAACCCCCGGCGTGTCGTGCCCTCGGACGTCACGAGCAACTTCCGGCCGCCGACCTGCGCCGCAGACATGCCGCGGCGTGCGTTGACTACCTGGAAGATGTCGGCGCCGTGGCGGATCGCCTCCGCGCCGGCCGCCGTGAACACGTGTTCCTGCTGCTCGCGCGTCAGCGACTCGAAGTACGCATGCGGGTCCACGAGGTGGTTCCCCGCGATCGACTCCTGCATGGGGATGTTGCGGCAGCTGCACGAAGGATGACGGAGGAACGCGTGGTCGTTCGTCGTGACCTGGCCGGCGAGGATCGCGCAGCGCGCGCAGCACCCCGCGTTGACCATCCGGACGTAGGTCCGCACGCGGCGCACGCCCATCGCGATGGACTCCGCCGAGCGTGACGTGTCGGCGAGCGCGGTGCTCATTGCCATGCCGAGCCACTTCCCGCCCGACCGGAGCGCCTGGTACGGCGTCGCGCCGGCGTCGTACGCCTGCCCCGACCGGACGACCGCACCGTAGGCGAGGGAGTCCACCGGGCGCCCGTCGCCAGCCACGCCCACCAGGGGCGCGTAGGACGGCATCGCGTCCGGATCATGGCCCGACTGGTCGGTGTCCTCGATCACGGCCGGGATGAACGCCAGCGCTCCCGCAGCGACGCGCTGCTGAGCCGTCGTGACAATCTGCGTGATCGCCGGCTCGATGCGTGCCCATGCGTCGTCCCACGACGAGCCCTGCGGCATCCGGCGCCACTGGCGCCTGATCGCTGCCAACGCCTCCGTGATCTCGCGACGCTGGGCCCGCTGGTACTCACGCGCCGCCGACGGCAGGTGCTGCAAGGCCACCCTGACCACGCTCCGCCTCGAGGTACGGGTCGACTTGAGCCTGGGCATCCTCCTGCGCGAGCAGCTTGAGCGCTCGGGCGATCTTCGTCGGGCCCCAGCCGAGCTCCTCCATCGCCATCTCGCGCGGCACCAGGGGGCGCCCGTTCACGTCGGTGGCCGCATAGAGCTTCACGACGGCGTCCGTGCGCTGCGCGACCGTCGGTGTGCCAGCGTCGTACCAGAGCGTCTCCATGCCGACGAGGTCGTCCGACCAGACACCGTCGCGGATGCGCGCGGCGATCCGCAGCGCGGCCTCCTCGCCGTGCCCGAGCGCGACCTGGTCCCGCTCGGCGATCTTCCCGCGCCGCGCCTCGCGGGAGCGGACGGCATCAGCGGACGCGGCGTCGTCGGCGGCGAGGCCGAAGTAGTTCGGAGGGAGGTCAGACACGCCCGAG